TCCTTCGTTATTGGCAACGAGAACTGCTAAGACATATATTCGCGGTTAAAGAAAACAACACATTCGTACATCGATTCTTTCTCGTAGGGATCGCACGCAAGAACGGAAAGACAGCGCTAGCATCTACCCTTCCGTTGTACTTTGGATTGTTCGGCGACTCTGGCGGCGAAATATACAGCGCAGCTGGCGACCGTGATCAGGCTAAACTAGTGATGAGCCACGCGAAGCGCGCTATCGATCTTTCACCAGAACTCGCAAAGCAAACTCGCGTATATCGCGACGCTATCGAGTTCCATCGTACTGGCACCTTATATCGTGCATTGTCCAGTGAGGCATTCACGAAAGAAGGTCTAAGCGCTACGCTCGTCATCGCCGACGAGCTAGCCGCTTGGCAATCACGCGAGCTGTTTGACGTGCTGTCCTTGTCGATGGGTGCGCGACGCTCGCCAATGATGATCGCGATTACTACGGCAGGTCCACGGGTCGACATGACAGGGACTGACAGCATCGCGTATACCTTGTACCAACTAGCGCGTCGGCGCATCGCAGGAGAGAACGATGACCCTACGCTTGGAATGGCGTGGTGGGAAGCGGACGAGGACTCGTACGACAATCCCGATCTTTGGTCGCATGCGAATCCTGGATTGCTAAGCGATCCCGCGATTCTTGACATCGCCGACCTGCTTAGCGCTAAACAGCGAACTCCGGAGGCTGAGTTCAAGACGAAGCGCCTCAACATGTGGACTGCTTCGGCTGCCGCATTCCTGCCAGCTGGCACTTGGGATGCGTGCGCTGATCCAACACTGGAGCTGGGCGCTGACGAAGACATCGTGGTGGCATTCGACGGATCGTTCAGCAACGACAGCACTGCTATCGTTGGATGCCGCATCGCCGATGGCGCTATCTTCGTGCTGGGGCATTGGGAGCGCCCACTAGATGATCTCTCTTGGCGCGTGCCAATCGGAGAAGTCGAAGCGCGCATGGAGGAAATCTTCCGTAGCTATCGCGTGCGCGAAATCGTCTGCGATCCATTCAGGTGGCAGCGGTCGATGGAAGAATGGGAATCTGCTGGTCTGCCCATCGTGGAGTTTCCGCAGAGTCCTGCCCGCATGGTTCCAGCAACAGCCGCACTATATGATGCGATTGTTAACAAGCGATTAAAGCACAACGGTGATTCGCGCCTAGCGCGACACGTCGACAACGCCACGCCATATACTTCGCGTCACGGAACACAGATTCGTAAAGGACGCGAGCAGAACAAGAAGATCGACCTTATCGTAGCAGCCATCATGGCATATAGCCGCGCTGGCAGTCTGCTTACGGAAGTGCCTGAAAAGACACCGAATGTGGAGTTTATCAGCCTATGAGTAATCTGCTTGAAATCATCGGCGCTATTTGCGTGCTAGTAGGACTGTGGGCTATTGACCCGATGAGTCTGCTAGTTCTGTTCGGCGTGCTCATGATTACTATTGGATATAAGCGAGGAGATAACAAGTGAGCATTCTACGCCGAATCATCGCAGGACAAGAGCAGCGCTCGCTCAGCCTGCAGAACCTTACGCCATTAGCGTTCGATAAGGTTCCGTTCTTGGGGCTACGGGAAATCGATAGCAAGGCAGCGCTAGGACTCAGCGCGGCGTACGCGAGCGTGCGGCTGCTGGCTGACGTAGTTTCTTCTTTCCCTGTCGATTCGTATCGCCGCGAGAATGGCATTCGCCGACCATTCCGAACCAATGGGCAGAAGCCATCATGGATGGTTACGCCGATTCCAGATGAGCCAACATATACTATTAATCAGGTGATCAGCGAAACAGTCGTGTCGTTGTTCATGGATGGAAACGCATTCCTATACGCACCGCGAGATGAGCAGGGTCGCGTGCTAGAAGTGCGCGTGCTAGATCCGCGACGCGTCGACATCTTCCGAGAGGATCGCGTTGTCAAGTACAAAGTATACCAAGATGAGCGATCCAATCCGATTGTCTACGGTCAGGAAACAATCCTGCATATTCCACTTATTGCGCTTCCTGGTGAAATGCGTGGAATCAATCCGATCTCACAGCTCCGCAATACGCTATCGCTCGGATTGACACTTGAAGACTACGCGACGCATTTCTTCCGAACTGGTTCAACACCGACAGGCATCATCGAGGTGCCCAATGAACTGACCAAAGAACAAGCGGAATCATTGAAGTCAGGGTGGGCACGCCACCACTCCGGATCCAATATCCACACTCCAGGAGTGCTCACTGGCGGTGCCACATTCAAGCCGCTAGCCTTCCAACCAGAGGACGCGCAACTGCTCGCTTCGCGCCAGTTCACGGTTGAAGAGGTAGCGCGCATCTTCCGCGTGCCAACAAATCTTATTCAGAGTACGGTAGCTGGCGCTGTTTCATACGCCAGCGTAGAACAACAGAACCTCGCGTTCGTGCAGTATACGCTTCGTCCTCTAGTTGAGATGATCGAGCGACCTCTGAGCACACTGATTCTGGTTCCGGACGCATTCGTTAAGTTCACTATGGATTCGCTGCTTCGCGGAACTACTAAGGATCGATTCGAAACATATCGCATCGGACTGCAGGAGGGATGGCTGTCTGTCAATGACATCCGGAGATTCGAAGATCTTCAGCCTATCGATTCTGGTGATTCCTACCGCATGCCGCTGAACGAAGCAGACGCAGGTATTGCGTCGCTCCGCCAGCGCGCTGACATTGCGGCTATGCTAACACAGGCTGGATACGAGCCAGAGCAAGCAGCAAATCTAGTCGATATCAATATCGCGCACACTGGCGACACGCCACCAAGCGCGACTGCATGAGGGAGCCAATATGAGCATTGTAGCAGGACAAGTTTCGATAGGCACAGCCGCTACTCTAATCTATGACGCGACGAACTCAGACAAATGTGAGATCACGTTTCAAACTAAAACTAAGGACGTGTTTATCGGTGAATCTGACGTCACTTTGAACAATGGGTTTCATCTTGTAGCAGGTCAGACCGTGACGCTGAAGATTGGTCGTAATGATGCGATCTACGGAATTACCGACAGTTCGTCGCACACGATCTCGTATTGGGTTTACGTACCTAACTGATGCCATACTATATCACTGACTCGGCAGAGGGATGCGAAGGTTGGGCTACGATTAAAGGCGACGGCGAAGTGCTAGGCTGCCACAGCAGCAAGCAGGACGCGATCGACCAAATGGTCGCGCTCTCACTCGCAGAGGAAATCGAACCTGGCGGCGAGCGCGCTCTGCCAGATAACTACCGACCCGCACTCGCCGACGATGTGCCCGAGGGTCGCGCCTGCGGCAACTGCGCCTTCTACAACGAGGACGATGTGCAGGGCGACAAGGCGTGGTGCGAGCGCTGGGACGATTATGTCAGCGGCGCGTATTACTGCAACGCTTGGCAGCCGCGCGAGGACGATGACGACGACGAGGACGACGATCAGGAAGAGCGCGCTCCGATTAATCCTGATGGATATTCTCCTACTTCTGGCATGAAAGCAGAAGCCCAGCGCGGACTCGACTGGCGCAGCGAGTTCGGTCGCGGCGGCACTGAAATAGGTATTGCTCGAGCACGCGATATCGTGAATGGCAAAAATCTGCCATTCGAAACAGTACAACGAATGGTAAGTTTCTTCGCGCGACATGAAGTCGACAAGCAGGCTGAGGGATTCAGCCAAGGCGAGGATGGATATCCTAGCAATGGTAGAATCGCATGGGCACTGTGGGGAGGAGACGAAGGTAAGCGATGGGCAGAGAATATCTCTGACAACGCAGAACGCAAGGAGAACAAGAATATGGCTATCGAGTATCGGCAGTTCCATACCGAGATTCGGCAGGAAGGCGACGGACATACCTTCGAAGGATATGCCGCTATTTTCGACGCTGAGTCCGAAGGTCTAGCATTCCGCGAAGTGATCCGTCCTGGAGCATTCAGCAAGTCTGTTGCTGCTGCTAACAGGGGAGAATGGGAAGTGAAGGCACTTCAGGATCACGATCCTAAGTACTTCCTCGGATCAACCAAGACTGGCACGCTCTCGCTTCAGGAAGATGATCGCGGACTTAAGGTTCGCGTATCCCTGAATCCGGAGGTGACGTTCGCATCCGACCTCGCTGCTATGCTGCGACGCGACGGAGCTGCGATGGGTATGTCCTTCGGCTTCAGCGTTCCGTCAAAGGGTGACGGATACAACGACGACGGAGTGCGCGAGCTGACGAATGTGCGACTGCACGAAGTGAGCCTGCTTACAGGACACGAGCCAGCCTACCCTGCTACGGTAGGACTAGGCGCTGTTCGTGCGCTCTCGCAGCGCACTGAGATCGATGCGCAGAAACTTATGCGCGCATTCGACACGCTGCTTGCTGGGGCTCCGGATGCGGAAGCAGCAGAAACACTAGATCTCGCGATCCGCAAGGTCGCGCCAGATCTGCGTGAAAATGATGATGTTGACAGCCCTAAAGTGGTTGTCGAAGTCACGCAGGAAACAGGATCGGACGAAGCGATTCGTGCGGTTCCGTTCTCTGTGCGAGAACGCCAACTAGCGCTTGCTAAGTTGGAAATGAAGCAACCGAATCGCTAGGGCGCAGCACGAGGGCATTCGCACCACTGCTGGACGTACCACCGAATAGGTTCAAATAGTATAAACAAGGAGATAGAAATGTCTGAAGTAACTCAGGCGCTCTATAGTCAGTACCGCAACGATTGGGAAGAGGCTAAGTCACTTCTCGCTCGAGCAGCTGATGAGAAGCGCGAATTGACCGCAGAGGAAGAGCAGCGCTGGGATGCGTTGAACACCTCGATGTCGTCAAAGAAAACCAAGATCGATCAGGTCGCAGAGGCTGAGGATCGCTCCGAGAAGATCGGCGCACTCGCTGAACGCGCACTCAAGGTCGAGAAGTCCGTTAAGGCAGACAACGATGCAGACGTACTCCGAGCAATCGCCACTGGCGAGAAGCGCTCAGGTAAGTTTGAGATTCGTGCACTGGCTAGCGGCTCAGCGACTGTTCCCGTGACGTTCGCAGACTTCGTTGTCGTTGCGCTTTCGCAGGGCAACCCAGTTTACGAAGGTGCCACCAAGATCCGCACAACCACTGGCGAGAACATCACTGTTCCGCGAGTGACGGCGAATCAGGCGACCACTTTCGTCAGCGAAGGTTCGACCATCTCGCCTGCTGATCCAACGATCAGCAGCATCACGCTGTATGCAAACAAGATTGCCTCGATGACTCTTCTCAGCAATGAGTTGGTTCGCGATGCAGGCTTCGATATCACGCGAGTGGTCGGTGAGGCTGCGGGTCGCAGCATCGCTTTCCTCGCTGGTTCGGCATGCACCCTCGGTACTGGTACTGTCCAGCCGACGGGATTCATCACCGCAGCGACCAACGCACAGTTGTCGACCGCTACGAAGGCTGGTACGGTTGCGTCCACCTTCTTTGATAGCCTTGACCTTGTGACGCTGCTCTACGCTCTCGGTCCGGATTACCGAAACGCCAACACGCAGTGGCAGCTCTCGAGTGCTGCTCTTTCGAAGGTTCGGAAGATGCAGGACACGAACGGCATGCCAGTCTGGGTTCCTGGACTTGCAGCTGGTCAGCCTGATACGCTGCTCGGCTACCGCGTAGTTGAGAATGTTCACATGGCTGCCGTCGCTTCTGCGTCGAAGTCCGTTGCGATCATTCACGCTCCGTCCTATTACATCCGCGAGCTGCCGATTGAAGTCGCGTCCTCAAGCGAGTACGCCTTCAACGCTGCGCAGATTGCCATCCGAACGCTATACGCGCTCGATGGAAACCTGCCAGATCTGACGGCTCAGCGCGTGTTGGTTTCCGCCAACACCTGATCCTAGCTAACTAGGGTAGAGTTGCCCCTGCCGCTAGACTTCGGTCTGGCGGCAGGGGCACTCGCGTTCAGATATCTCTAACGCTAGTCCAGTGCGTCTGGATACGGGCTCTTTCGAGCTCGAAATAGTGCTTGCTTTATAAGCAGGTTCGAGGCATGCTGACCGACTCTTCGGTCAAGGGAGGCAAATATGCGTATTGGTTGGACTTCGAATGCTCCATGGTCGCCTACGGGATACGGGATGCAGACACAGGAGATTGTACCTAGGCTGGTAGCCGACGGACACAAGGTTGCCATCATGGCTAATTATGGGCTGGCTGGAACCACCCTCGAGTGGAATGGCGTTCCCGTTATGCAGCAGGGGATGGACGCATACAGCAATGACTTGACGCCAGCGCAGATGGGCTGGTGGATGGCGCAGGAGCCGCAGGTTCCTGGACTTGGCATCACGCTCTACGATGTGTGGGTATACAAGTCTCCGCAATGGGATGACCTGCCTATTGCTTCATGGACTCCGATTGACCATAGCGTCGTGCCAGCCGAAGTGAAGGCGTGGTTCGACAGGCGAGGCAGGGGCAAGTGGGCAATCGCGATGAGCCGCTTCGGCGAGCATGAGCTGCTGCAGGCTGGCATCTCGCGCGAGAACCTGTTCTACGCTCCTCATTCTTTCAATGAAAACATCTTCAAACCAACGGAAAGCGAAATCCGCAAAGATCTGAATATCCCAGAGGATGCGCATCTTACGATGATCAACTCTGCGAATAAGGGCATCACGCCGATCCGCAAGTGTTTCCCTGAAATGCTGCTCGCGTGGTCAACCTTCGCGAAGTCTAAGCCGAACGCATATCTATATCTGCACACGGACTTCTTCGGTCTTGCGAATGGCGTCAAACTGGAGCGGCTGCTTCAGGCAGTCGATGCGCCAGCAGATCGCGTGCGTATCGTGCCGCAGTTCGAGTTTAGGCAAGGGCTGTCTTCAGATGTATTGGCTCGGCTCTATACAGCTGCAGACGTACTACTCATGACCTCGCGCGGCGAGGGATTCGGCGTGCCAGCTATCGAAGCACAGGCATGCGGCACTCCCGTTATCGTCACAAACTGGACTGCGCAGCCTGAGCTGGTCGGATCCGGATGGAAGGTCGATGGGCAGCCAGAATGGGACGAACTGCAGACTGGCTGGTGGATGGTTCCGGAGGTGAAGCGCATCGTCGCAGCGCTCGAGGAATCATACGAAATGAAATCAACCGGACAGGCTAAGGCGGCATCGGAGTCTGCGGTTGCGTTCGCCGCTGGGTACACCACCACGAAAGTATACGCAGAACACTGGCAGCCTATCCTGAAAGAGCTCGAACAGCGCATCACCAGCGGAGCCGCTAACGCGCTAAACCGAGAGCAACGCAGGGCAGCCAAGCACAAGAAATAAGGAGCTGCGATGGCGATTACTAAC